CCCCCTTGAACCTTATGGCAAAAGCTAAACCAGCAAAAGGCAAGGCCAAGGTCAAGGTAACCGCTTCGGGTAAGCGTGTATCTTATGGTCAGGCTGGTAAGGCAAAAGGCGGTGGACCCAGAGTTAAGCCGGGAACCAAGAAGGGTGACGCATATTGCGCACGTTCTGCCGGTCAAATGAAAGATCACCCCAAGGCCGCAAAAGACCCAAACTCCCCATTGAGACTCAGCCGGAAACGGTGGAAGTGTAAAGGGAGTAAATCTGTTAAAGGGGCGAGATACGAATAATGGCAACGGTTGCACAGGTAGCAAAAGCATCACTCCAGAGGATCCTTGTACAGGCCAGTGAAGCTGACCTTGAGGCTGACGAGTACAGTGATTTCATCTTTGCCATGAATAACTACATGGCTGAACTGGACGCACAGGGCATTTCCTTGGGTTATACAGAGGTATCTGACCTGGGCGATGATGTGACTATTCCTACTGGTGCATTGCGTGGACTGATAGCGAATCTGGCTATTGAGGTTGCCCCAGACTACAACGGTGTTGTGTCCCAGGGGTTGGCGAAAGCTGCCCGTGATGGATTTAACACAATGAGATTGCTTGGTCAGAGAATAGCCGCGACCAAGATGCCAGGTACTCTCCCTGTTGGCTCTGGCAATGAAGATAATTCCTACGGTTTCCTAAATCACTTTTACCCTGAGTCTGAAGAAGACATATTGGCTGAGACTACTGGGGCTATAGGCTTGGAGCAAAATACCAATGGTTGATAGAGCATACGGCAGAAAAAAGAGTGATTTTGTAGCCAAGTCATCGGTTGATGCTGGCGCGTACATTGATTACTTTGTTAATGGCACGAACTATAAAATCTCATACGATAATTTCCTATCTGGCCTGGGAGTGACCGGGACGATTGTTCAGGATGGTGCTGTCACTGGTACGCCTGTACTCAATGTTGATGGAACTGTAAATAACATCCGAAACATTGAGGATGGTTCTGGGATTACATCCTCTGTTACTGCTGAGAACGGCATTGAGATAAAGCACAACTTTACGGTGGATTCTACCGGTGAGCCGTTGATGCAGAACACCACTGCTACAAGCCCGACATTTGCGAGTATTGTTGGTGGTACAGGGATTGATGTTGCAACGTCTGGAACTACCATAGAGATATCGTCATCAGAGGCCACGTCATACGCTACAGTGACCATGCAGGGCAATTCCACAGCTACAGTCATCTCTGTCGCTACAACGCCTGTGAAGGCCGCAGGGACGTTTGTAGTGGGTGATGAAAGCGCATATTCTGGCGATACTACCGGCAAGATTACATATACCGGTCCTGATAGTAGACATATCATCAATGCTGTTGCCACGATAGATGCAGCCAGCGGTTCGAATCATCTTGTATCGCTACACATAGCAATTAACGGGTCGGTTGTTGCTACGACTAAAATGACAGATGTGATATCTGCGAACCTGCCCAGGAGTATTGCCACATTCCTAAATACCGACCTGAGCACCAATGATTATATTGAGATATTCGTCAGCAACGATTCAACGACTGACAATTTGATTGTAGAGAAAGCTATCCTTGGGGCGCTCTGATGCCTAAAGTAAACCTGCCAATAGCCAACGGGTTTTATGTATCGGATTCCTTGCCGATATCTGCGCAGGAGTGCGTTAATTACTACCCGAACATTGTGCAGGCACCGGCATTAAATAATGAGACCTTGTACGGTACGCCAGGGCTTGAGCAGGTTGTCACATCTGGTGGTATTGGTGCGAACCGTGGCGCTCATGAGATGGACGGGGTGCCTTACTTTGTCAATGGTACAAAGTTGTACAAGATGTCAGAGTCTTATGTGCTGACTGAGCTTGGCACTATCCCAGGGGCATCCAGGGTGTCCATGGCAGACAACGGCACTCAGTTGCTTGTACTGATCCCTGGTGGTAATGGGTATATCTACAATCACTCAACGGATACATTCGTTCAGATAACAGATTCTGATTTCACCGCTAACGGCAACCCCCAGCAGGTTGTGTTCATTGACGGATACTTTTGTCTGACTACGGACACAAAGAAGTTCATCATATCTGCGCTCAATGATGGAACAAGTTACAGTGCCTTGGACTTTGGCACAGCCGAGTCTGACCCGGACGAGATTGTTGCACCGATTGTTTTCAAGAATCAGCTATTCATTGGTGGAGGCCAGACTATTGAAGCATTCCAGAACATTGGCGGTGCTGATTTTCCTTTCCAGCGTACTGGTCTGTTTTTATCCAAGGGAATTAGTTCTCCTTTCAGCATTCAGGCAATACAGGATACCTTCATATTCATTGGGGCTGGAGCAAATGAGTCACCCGCAATATGGGCATTCCAAGGGAATACTGTTGCCAAGATATCGACCACTGCGATAGATAATATATTGAATGACTTGACCAAGACTCAATTGGATAATATTGATTCGTGGAGTTACGCCCAGAAAGGTGCCTACTTTGTCGGATTCTCATTGCCTGCTTCCACAATTGTCTATGATGTGATTAGTCAGCGGTGGCATGAGAGGAAGTCTGTACTTGATAACACTCTTGGAGCGTACCGGGTTAAGTCCATGGTCCAGGCGTATAACAAGGTTCTGTGTGGCGATATTGTAGATGGTCGCATTGGTCTATTGAGTCCTGATGTATACACAGAGTACGGTGATGAGATACTCAGGTCAGTGGTAACTCAGCCCTTCCAGAACAATACAGACGCATTCTTCCTGCCGTCCATTGAATTAACGATTGAATCAGGTGTAGGTAATACGGACTCAACGGATCCTGTGATTGGCATGGCCCGGAGTACAGATGGTAAGACATGGTCTGACCCCAGGTACAGGAAGATGGGTAAGATTGGCGAGTACAGCAAGCGGGCAATATGGCGCAGGTGTGGACGCGCTGCCAGGTTTGAGTTGTTTCGGTTTACTATGAGTGACCCTGTTAAGCCGGTGATTATTCAGTTGACTGCGGACATATTGGCATGAGTTATAAACTGAACGCATCACAGCCGATTGTTGAAGATAACGGCACCATGTCTCAACCGTTCAGGCAGTTCACCCAGGATGTGTCTCTGGGCATTCCGATTGTCGGCTCAGGCTCCCCAGAGGGTGTTGTGGAGGCCAGACAGTACAGCTTGTACCTTGATACAGCAGGCGGTGCTGGAACCATCCAGTACAGAAAGATGCAACCAGATATTGCCGGTGACAGGACGAAGGGATGGGTACTGGTTTGATGTACGAAAAATGTAAACAAATGAGTTATACTGTGACAAATATTTTAGGACGGGCAAAGAAATGATTCCAGGAATTATAGCGGGCGCAAGCGTAGTCTCTGGCTTGCTAGGCCAGCGCAATCAACGCAAACAGGCACAGAAAGCAAACGAGCTTTCAGCGCGTCAGCGAGCCGAAACTCTGGAAATGATTCGTAGGGCCACAGAGGACGCAAACAGAATGCTTCCGATTGGCTACGAGGAATCCCAGAACATCCGCAATCAACTGATGGGTAATCTGACAGGACTGCAATCAAACATGCTTGGTCCGCAGATGGACTTTATCCGTGAAGGTAGTCTGATGGGTCAGGGTACACTCCTTGCCGGTCTGGGTGAGGCCAATAAAGCGATCATGGGTGGAAGGTTTGACCCGAATGCTTTGCAGGCTCAGGTCCCGTCATATGACATCAATGCGCTCAGGCAGTCACTTGCTATGCCTGGCCTGAATACTACCCCAATCAATGAAATGGTTGCTGCCGGTCAGCGTCCTACTCCAGCCCCAGGATACAGTCCAAACAATACGAGCAGTGACAATATACTCAATGCCATGAGACTGGCAGGATACGCATAGGTAAATAACGATGGCTATCAGCCCAGAACAAATCAGAGCAACATTGGAAAGATTCCCGAACGCTACGGATCAAGAAATTGTTGATGCCATGATGAGGTATGGTGTTACCCCGCAGCAGGTCCAGAACGCTACTGGACGGAATCTGCGTGTGCCGTTCGGTCAGAGTGGAGGATACTCTGATGAGCAGGTCCGTGGCGCTGTTATGGGCCGTTTGGGTGATCAGGGATACGTTACACCTGGCGAGTTACAAAAGGCTGCTACCAACTACGGTATATCCCCAGAACAGTTGATGCGAGCATTCCCTGAAATGTAACAGGGGATGCAGGGAGTGGCGTATTCCACAGTACTAACAGGTGTGGCCCCGGCGCTATCTACACTGAACCGCACTGAACAGAATGTCCGTGA